AGAGACATGACGGTTATAATAGATGTACACAGACAGATTGTAGTTAATACACTTCAAACTGATGCAGGAACGGAAGCAGCCGAAAGATTAAAAATTGAACAAATAGCCGAAGGTGTTGAGGATTTTATTCACCAAAACCCGACTGTCGGTGGACTGATAATTCATGGATTCATAAACACTTCAGAACCTGCGGATACCATGTTCACGAACAGTGTATTTAGAACCGTACGTATGATGTTTACAGGTCGCACCAAGTTGAATCTTTCGGTTTGAGGAGACATCGCATGTACTATGAAGTAACTTCGGACAGAGATGTCTTTGTGGACGCTATTGGATTGTTGAAGGCCGGCGAAGCAGTTAAAGTATCGGACGAAAGTGTAAAACTGTTTCAGGTGTTACAAAATCGGACACTGGCTTCTGCTAATTTTCCAGCTTTCGTTAAAGTCACTCTCGTTCTAGATGATAGCCCATTGGAGGGGTGACAAATGCCCGGAATTGGTGCTGCTGGTATAGCCGGTTTAGGAATTGAACAATTAACTCCGCCAGTGCAGGCTGCCTTAGCAACAGCGACAACTGGCGGTACTATTACCGCCGGCACTTATAGATACGTTCTTACTGCAATTAATGCTGTCGGTGAAACTAATGCAAGCAATGAGCAAACCATTGTCACCACAGGCTCTACGAGTACTGTGACAGTGACTTGGACAGCCGTGACAGGTGCAACTGGCTACAAACTGTATAAGACTGCCGCTGGTGGTGCATCTGGTACAGAGCTACTATACAGGACTGTTGGTCTTGTAACAACAGATATTGATACTACTCCTGGTTCGCCTGCTGGTGCGTTTCCGCAGTCTAACACTGCCGCCACTCCTGGTGTTTACGCAGCGCCTACTAAGTTTTTCCCATTCAACAGTGAATCTCTTGCAAGCACTCAGGAAACTGTTTTCAGGCGTCCAATTCGGCAAAGTGCCGATATTATCGGTGCAGTTCCTGGATTCTTCCATGTTGAGGGCGATGTTGAAATGGAAGCCCTCGAAGATGTGCTAGTATACTTCCTATATGCTTCTAGAACATTGTTCGTTAAAACTGGTACTGCTCCAAACTTTACCTACACCATTACTCCGACGGCCGCTGGTATTCCAAACAAGACCTTATCCTTAACAATGGTTAGAAATAACATTGTATTTGGCTTCACCTGAGTAATAACATCTAGCTTCACGTTTGGAATTGAAGAGGGATTACTTACATTCAATACTTCTATGATGGGTAGGGACGAGGCTGTTGCATCTCTGCCGGTTCCGACATGGCCCGTATCGACGCCGTTTGGCGCTGGAATGTACAGTGTTGAAATTCCAACTGGTACACCAGTCTTAGATACAGATACATTCGAATTTACCGTAGAAGACAACGCCGAAGCGCAATTTAGATTAAAGTCCACAGGGCGCGGGGCGCAATTCTTTAACTATGGCGAGCGAAACTCGACAATGTCACTCGAACGTGACTTTGATTCCCGTGCAGACTTCGATGCATACAAGTCTATTACAGCGCAAAGCGTTACGCTAACCGCAACTAGAACTGTCAATAACGTAGTATCCATCCTCTCGCCCGTGGCGATCAAGGATACATATGAAATTGCAAACTCTGGACAGGGCGATCTTGTTCGTGCATCGATTTCTTATCAGAATGTTATTGATGGTACTGGAAAGTCTTGGCAGATTGTTGTCAAGACACAGGAAGAGTTCTTCCCGTGATCGTTATAGAAAAGAGAAATTAATGCCAATTGCAGTTGTACTTAATACAGAGGAGAAATTCGAGCTAAAATTGCTTGAAGGTGCCTATGTCACCATTCGTAGAATGAATTATGGTGAGAGTCTTAAGCGTCAGAGCATGGCGACAAAGTTTTTTATCGATGGTAGCCAAAACAGTAAAGACTTTAAGGGCGAGCTAGATGTACAGCAAGAGACTGTGACCCTGTGGGACTTTGCTAATCTCGTCACCGACCATAACCTTACAGATGAAAATGATAAACCACTCAATTTCAAAAACGTGGCCGATGTTAAACGTCTTGATGGAGCGTTAGGACAAGAAATAGGAAAATACATTGATGATTTTAACAGATTCGAAGGACTTGATGAGATAAAAAACTCTTAGAAGGGCTGAGGAAAGTCATCCTCATCCCTAATGCAAAACAGGATAATGATGCACTGCTCTTACATAATTTGATTATCCTATGTAGGGAATTCCATAAGTTCCCACACGATGGAGGATTGCTAGATCAGGATAACCTGTTTGTATACTTTCTGAATAACTATATGGTATGGCAATCTCAGAAGGAAGAGTTAGAGAGCAGGAAACAAAGCCGTGCCGCATCTCATCACTCGTGAGTCTAAGGCCCGTCTAGAACGGGCCATGATTGGCTTGGGTGGTGAATGTGCCATTTAGCGTCGTCCGTGATTTGTGGCTCGTCATTAAGGCTAAAGATGAGGGATCGCGCGCTCTGCGTGGCTTCGCTCGTGATATCAGAATGGTTGGCGATACGGTAGCACAGCAAAATATGAGAGCGGCTAGATCTGCCCTTTCCAACACGTTAGCGCGAGATAAACTCCGTGGTGCGACAAGAGCAGAAATGCTTGCCACTTTTGGACAGATTGCAGCACTTGATAAGCAGATAAATTCGTCAAAGATAGCTCGCGCGGCCGCAGAAGAACATAGGGTTGGAATGCAGCGTTTGTCGTCTTCATTGACTGGCGTTTCAACTGTATTAGGTGCTGTCGGTCTAGGAATGACTGCCGCCGGCATAGTTGGCGTTGTGGCAATGAAAAGGTTTATTGATTTTGCTGTAGATTACCAGAAGCAAACGGCTCTTACTAGAACTCAGGTCGACGGTCTTAGATATTCTACCAAGCAACTTGGCGATGTAGGACTAAGAGTAGCTGCTACTGTGCCTGTGGCGTTTGAGCAGATTCAACCAGCACTGTACGACCTATTCTCATCTCTGGAAATTGGAATTGGCGACGCAGAAAAACTACTTAAGTCGTTTGCTAAGGCAGCCGTTGCCGGTGGTACAGATGTTCAATCTGTATCTCGTGCAACTATTGGTTTCTTGAACGCATTCCACTTACCATTATCAGATGTGAACCACCTTCTTGATGTTCAGTTCCAGTTAGTTCAGGAAGGTATTGGTACATATGACGAATGGGTTAAGAGAATTGGTCTAGCAACACCGTCTGCTGCTCGATATGGTCAGAGTATTGAAATGCTATCTGCTGCTTTAGCGGCTAGCACTCGTATGGGTATTACGGCAGCTAGATCTACTACTGCTGTGTCTCGTGCCATGGACGCTATGTCTAATCCAAAGGCTGTTAAAGCCTTGAAGGGTCTAGGCATTGCTGCATTGGACTCAAAGGGTAATTTCCGTCCAATGATTGATGTTCTAAAAGAATTCCGTGCTGTTCTGATGAAGATGCCAAAGTCTGAGCGTATTAAGAAGATTCTTGATGTGTTCAAGGGTGCTGGTGGAACTATTGAAGCTCGCCGGTTCCTACAGAACATGCTTTTGCTTCCTGGAAATATTGAAACATTCGAAGCCATTTTCAAAGAAATGACTACGACAACTGGATCGTTCCAATCTGCTTATGAAATTATGGCAAATACCGTTGCTGGTAAGAGTCAGCAACTATCTAACCATTGGTCAATTTTGAAGGTTACTGCCGGTGAAGCTCTTATTCCTGCATTCTTAAGAATTATCTCGGCTGTGCAGGGTGTATTAATGTGGTTTAACAATCTCTCACCATCAACGAAACAACTTATTACTCAAATCGTCATTATTAGTTCTATTATAATGGGATTAGTTGGTATACTTATACTTGTTGTTGCCGCCTTTGCTGGATTTTGGGCTGTAGTTGCTACTGTAGGGGCAAATCTTTTCATAACTCTAGGTATACTACTCGCTGCCGGTGTGGCTTTTGCGGCGTTAGGTGCTGCTATATTTATTGCATGGAAGAAGAGT